AAGGGATCAAGGTGAAAAATTAGAAAGTGACGATATCAAATATGTTTTAAATATGGTTATCTCAGCTGTTAATTTGAAAAAATTGGAAGATGAAGATATTGAAGAAATAGCTAAAAGATTTGAAAGAGAAGAGAAAGAAAGAGGTTTAGATGGTGGTGGTGATTTTGATTCAGACGATATGTCTTCTGATGATATACCATCTTCTGATATGACACCTTCTGCACCAGCAGAAATGAATGAAAATGACCCTATGGCATCTTTAGATGAGTTTATAAACTCACCTGTTCCTAATAATGAAATTGATTTGTCAAAATATGCGATGAAAGAAGAGGGTGGAATGGGAATTGATGATATGGGACATGATGAGTTAAAAGAATTAGATTTAGACGAAATAAAGAACGCAATAGGTGAAACTTTAAGCAAATATTTTAACTAATAAAATGCATCTTATATATGTCAATGAAATCGGCGCTGATTACAAAGGTCAAAAGCAATATGAGTTCATTTTCAGTGAATCAACAGAAATTGACAATGGTGATTGGTTTGTAATACCCGCATCAGCAAATTCTAGAACAAAATCACCAGACATTGAATATATTAGTTTGGTTGGTCTATTAAAAAATACTGATTTACAATTAGAATTGATACAAAACTCCGATTATTTTGGGGTTATAGACGCCGTTGATGGAGTTGTTGCTCTTGGATGGGAAAGGTTTGATTTTGACAATGAAAATCAAAGATTAACATTCAAGTTTGGTGAAAGTATTGAAAACGTTTCAAAAAAATTAAAACAAAGAGATTATATTCTTATAAAAGAAGAAATAAAAATTGAAGAAATATGAAAAGAACTAACCTTATAAATAGATTAATCCAAGAAGGGATTTCTGAAAAAACATTAGTGAATTTTACAGATAAGCAAATCAATAATCTTGCTGAAAGAATATTAGGAGAAGCTGTAACATCAAAGGTAAATAATACTGTTTATTCACCATCTGAAGTTAGTGCCGCAAAGCAAAAAGGTCAAGGATTTGGTATTAAGGATGGTACTGTTACGTTAAATAACGATGGTGGAATCACAGTTGCAACAAAAGAAGGTACACAAGATGTTGCTGAAAATTTAAAAGGTAAACAAAAGAAATTAGATAAGAATCACAATGGTGTTATAGACGGACAAGATTTTAAAATATTAAAAGGACTAAAAAAGAAAAAAGACACCAATGAAATGTTACGTTTTTATGATGATGACGGAAATGCGGTAAAAGATAAAAAAGGTAAGCAATCATCTGTATCAACAAGAGACAAAGATTACGAAGAAAAAACAAAAAGTAAAAATATTGACGCTAAAGATAAAAAAGCGGTAACTAAAAAAAGCCCAAAATTATGTGATGATTGCGGTAAGACAATAAGTAAATGTTCTTGTGATCATAGTCATTTAGATGAGACATTAAAAGGTAAACAAAAGAAAATTGATGCAAATAAGAATGGTAAAATTGACGCACAAGATTTTAAAATATTAAAGGGTAAGAAAGTACAGAAAGAAAGCGTACAAACAAAAAAATGGGTTAAAAATTTGGTTGAGAACAAATATTTTCATAATTTCACATCAAAGAACGAAATTATGCAGCTTATCAAAACTAAACTTAATGAGTCTGAGACTCTAACTCACGAATTTGGACCTAAAGTAAAAAAGGGACATAATGGTATTCCTGAGTTTATGACTTACGATGCGATTGTAAAATCGGCTGAGCCGGCTACAGCGCCATCAAAGCCAAAAACAAGTCCAGGAACTAAACCAGGTACAAAACCAGGTACTAATCCTAATCCTAAACCTAAACACCCATATGGGCCTGATCCAGGAGAAAATCCTGCACCAAAAGCAAGTATGGGAGAAGAAGAAATGGCACATTTTAAATGAAAATATCAAAAAGAATCTTTTTATCGTTAATCAAAGAAAACATTACTGAAATGGCAATGGATTTTGACCCAAATATGCCAGAGCGTCCACATACGGATGTTCAGCAAAAGTTGGCTACTGGTGATACACCAATTAAAAAAGTACCTTTACCTAAAACAGGTAGAGAAGGTGGTGCACCATCCCACAATTATCAAGAACTTTTAGCGTCTCAAAGATACAAGCAAGTTATTGAAAAATTAAGAGGTGCTGGTGTTCAGGCTCCTGTAACACAAATATCATCAATGCAAGATGCAATAGGAAACCCAATAATTTCCATAATGGGTGGTGCGCATGCTAATATTGTAAATTTAGAATCAAATCATAGAACTGAATTAGCTCAACTATCGGTTGACTTAGTAACAAAAGTTTGGCAAATACCGGAAGGTATGTGTCAGTGGGATGTTCAGATTGTTAATCCAAATCAAATGGATACCAATTTTCCTGAAGACCAACCAGAAGAAGAAAATCCGGAAGAAGTTGAAGACGCAGAAGAAATTATTGATGATTTAGCAAAACTTAATTTAGAAAGAGCTAAAAGAAGATTTATAAACCTTATAGTACAGGGTGCCTCTAAAAGAGGTCACTATATGTATCAAATGGTTCCTGATGAATTGGAAAGAATTTTACCAGGTCAAGGTAATGAATTGATGTATAACTATGCTATCTTAATGTCAACAAATGATACATTATATTGGCAAATGGGTGAGCAAATGATGGGGATGCAAAAAGGTTCCGTTGGTGGTAGGGAAGAAGTTGATAGACAAACAGACCCTCCTACAATTAAAGTTAGAGCTGTTAATTTTCCAATTGCAGTTCATGAATGTATTAAAGGTTGGTTAGAATTAGTGGCAACAAAAGGTGAAAAAGCTGGTAACGCAATAGACCAAGAAAGGTATATGCAAGCTAAATCAATGGAGGATACTATTGATAAAGAATTATGGGACTTAAGACTAGGACCGGCAATATGGGATAAAGTTTTGGAAAGAATACCAATTGAATTGGTTACCGACGAAAATACATATGGTTATCAGAATTTTTTATTGATGGAAATTTTTAGTTTACCTGCAAAGAAAATGTTAGTGTTGTTAAAAGAGATTGTGGCACAGACACCTGTTGGTGATAGGTTATTAAATGAGCTTATAGACGCAATCAAAGAGAATATGAATCAATATAATCAAGATATGGTTTCACATGACGCTAATGAGGCTCTAGGTATCTTTAATGATGATTTAGATGAAGTAGCAGATGAAACTGATGAAGATGAATTGAAAGATATACTAGGTAGTATGGGGATAGGGTTATCTGACGATGATGATGAGGAAGACTTAGAAGACGAAGAATATTAAGAAAAGGGAGTTTAACTCCCTTTTTTTGTATTTATATATATGAATTCAAGAATAGACCAGCTTAAAGAGTATGCTAAAATCATGAAAGATTGTCCATACGCATTAAGAACTTATTTACAAACATACGATAATACACAAAAGAAATTTGTTCCATTAGTATTATTTGAAGACCAAGAGCAATTGATTTTGGACTACGAAAATTATAATGAAAACATTACAAAAAAATATAGACAAGCAGGGGTATCAACTGTTACCGCTGCATGGGTTTCAAGAAAATTACAAATAGCTAAACCAGAAAATCCAGAAAGAGTTTTGTGTATTGCGAATAAGCGTGATACTGCAATAGAGTTAGCAAATAAAATTAGACATTTTTTAGAGCAATGGCCCGAGTGGATGAATGTTGGCTTCTCACCTGATAAAAATTCTGAAAGTAGATTTAGATTAAATAATGGTTGTGAAGTTAAGGCGGTAGCAACATCTGGTGATGCGTTACGTGGATATACACCAACTATTTTGATATTTGATGAGGCTGCGTATATTGAGGCTGGTGACGATTTTTGGGCTGCGTCTATGGCGTCACTATCTACAGGTGGTAAGATTATCTTAATCTCAACACCAAATGGATATGACCAAATTTATTATGGTGTTTATGACCAAGCACTACGTGGAATAAACGATTTTCATATTACAGATTTAAGATGGTTTAAAGACCCACGCTACACTAAAGATTTAAGATGGGTTAAGTGCGACGATATTTGTCATTATATGTTAAATAGAGAACAATACGATGATAATGAGGTTGTTATGTATGATTTTGACCTTGCAAAATATCGTGAATATGAGGAACAAGGATATAAACCATTTTCATCTTGGTTTGAGTCAATGTCTAAAAAATTCAAGTTTGATAGGCGTAAGATAGCACAGGAATTGGAGTGTGACTTTTTAGGTTCGGGTGATGGTGTTATACCAGGTGATTTACAACAAGAAATTAGAAGAAATCATATTAGAGAACCTAAAGAAAAGTACATGCAGGCGACAATGTGGCAATGGAAAGAGCCAATAGCTGGGCATCGTTACATTATGGGTGTGGATGTGAGTAGAGGTGATAGTGAAGACTTCTCGTCTATAAACATTGTTGATTTTGATGATAGAGAACAAGTATTAGAATATATTGGTAAAATTCCTCCTGATGATTTAGCTTCAATTGCATATAAGTGGGCTATTTTATATAACGCATTTATTGTTGTTGATATTACAGGTGGTATGGGAATTGCAACATCAAGAAAGTTGCAAGAAATGAATTATAAAAATTTATATATTGATGGTGTTAATACCCAAAACATATGGGATTATAACAAAAAAGCAATGGAGAAAATACCAGGTATAAACTTTAATAATAAAAGAACACAAATTGTTGCTGCTTTTGAGGAACAAGTAAGAAAGGGGTTTGGAATTCGTTCATCAAGATTATTGAATGAATTAAATACGTTTGTTTATATTAATGGTCGACCAGATCATATGAAAGGTTCACATGATGATGCTATTATGAGTATGTCAATGGCATTGTACGCTGGTGATATTTGTTTTAACCAATTACAAAGAACAACAGCACAAAATGTTGCGATGATGGAGTCGTGGACCTTATCTGAAAGAACATATGAACCAAACAAATCATTTTACTCTTATGGTACTGTATTTGACCAAATAAGTTCTATGGGGATAGATGGTATGCCAATGAGGATGAATCCGGGACAAATGACGGTACAAAAAGAAGCATATAAAGAATATAATTGGCTATTCGGTAAAACAAGATAGTCTACAAAATGCAATATATTTTTTTTATATTGTAATGAAAAGTATTTATATAGAATGGCAAATAATCAAAATTATACGGTTTTTCAAAAATTAACTAGAATGTTTGGTTTTCCTGGTGTAGCAAAAAAGGAAGACACACCATCATTTAATTTTAACAAAGACGAATTATTAAAAACAAGTGATAAGAATGAGTTTGATAAAGCAATGTTGCAAGCTCAACAAAGTTCATACATTGCTGATAAATGGGCTAAATTAGACCAATCACTTTACAATCAATCGGTTTATTACGAACCTAATAGATTAGCAGCATATTATGATTATGAATCTATGGAATTTACACCAGAGATTTCCGCTGCGTTAGATATCTATTCAGAAGAATCAACAACACAATCAGAAAAAGGGGATATATTAACAATATATTCGGATTCTGATAGAATTAAAAGCATATTGGAAGATTTGTTCCATAATAAATTAGACGTTAGTACCAATTTAGTTATGTGGGCTCGTGGTGTTTGTAAGTATGGTGATAACTTTGTTTATTTAAAAATTGATCCAGAGAAAGGTATTGTTGGTTGTCAACAGCTTCCAAATATTGAAATTGAAAGATTAGAAGGTGCTGCAGCAAAAAACAACGGACAGATAGTTGATAAAAAAATGCCAAGTAGAGAATTAAGATTTACTTGGAAAAATAAAGATATGGAATTCCAAGCATGGGAAATCGCTCACTTTCGATTATTAGGTGACGATAGAAAATTACCATATGGAACTTCTATGTTAGATAAGGTTAGACGTATTTGGAAACAATTACTTTTAGCTGAAGATGCAATGTTAATTTATAGAACATCAAGAGCACCGGAAAGACGTGTGTTTAAAGTGTTTGTTGGAAATATGGACGACAAGGATATTGAACCATATGTGCAACGTGTCGCTAATAAATTTAAAAGAGAACAAATATCAGACCCTAAAAACGGACAGGTTGATATGCGTTATAATCAAATGGCTGTAGACCAAGATTACTTTATTCCTGTTCGTGATCCAGGACAAAATTCACCAATCGAAACATTACCAGGTGCGCAGAACTTAGGAGAAATTGCAGATATAGAATATATTCAAAAGAAGATGTTAGCTGCTTTACGTATACCAAAAGCTTTCTTAGGATTTGAAGAAGTTGTTGGTGATGGTAAAAATCTTGCATTAATGGATATTCGTTTTGCGAGAACGATTAATAAAATTCAAAAATCTTTAATACAGGAGTTAAATAAAGTAGCGTTAATTCATTTATACCTTATGGGTATGGAAGATGAATTAAATAACTTCCAATTATCTTTATCCAACCCTTCAACACAATCTGATTTATTAAAAATAGAATCGTGGAAAGAAAAGGTAACACTTTATAAAGACGCAACATCAGATCAGTCACAAATGGGTATATTACCAGTATCACATACATGGGCTAAGAAAAATATTTTGGGTATGAGTGATGCGGAAGTATTATTAGATTTACAACAACAAAGACTAGAAAGAGCGTTAGGTTTTGAGTTACAAAATACACAAAACGTAATTAAACGTTCTGGTGTATTTGATGAGGTGGATAAGAAATATGGTATACCAGAAGAAGAGAGAGAAAAAGCAATGGCAGCAGCCGGAGGTGCTGAGGGTGGCGGTGATATGGGTGGAATGGCATCATTAGGTGGTGGAGGTGATATGGGTGGTGGAGCACTAGAGCCACCAGTAGGAGCTGAAGCAGCACCAGCAGGTGGAGCTGAGGCGGCACCTTTAAGTGAATCATTAGGTAAAAAATCTAAGAAATCAAAAATATTAGGTATGTTGGGTGAAGAAGAATTAGATTTAAATGATTTATTTGATATGGATAAGGCGCAACAGAATATTTATGAAATAGAAAATAAATTAAACGAGATATTAAACGATTAACAATGAAAAAATTCGGTATACTTAAAACCAAATTATTAACTAAATTAACTGAATCTTATGCCAAAGAAAACAAAGCTGAGATTAAGAATATTTTAACAATAATAAAAGAAAATAAAATCTTTAAAGAAATGTATTTGTTTTATGAAGAAATTGAAAACAAGTATTTTGAAGATAAAGAAACTGCTAAGTTATACGTTGAGGGCTTAAGTACATATTTTGGTGAACCAATAGGAAATTGGGGTAAATTAAACATGATTTGTGAATCTCTAAATAGTAAATTAATTGATGTTCAAATTGAAACTAATGTGTTATACGAATCTTTAGACATATTATCTGAAAAAGATTCATTATCAAATATCGAAAAAAAGGTTATAGCAAAAAAGAAATTAATAGAACATTTAACAACTAAAAAGGAATCGGATAAAACTGAAACAGCACCATTAGTTAATAACGAAAGTTTATTAAACGCAATATTGGCAAACAATTTTAATGTTTTATATTCAAATACGTTAAATGAAGAACAAAAGAAAGAACTAAAAAATATTTTATCAATGTCATATGATGATTTAGTTACTAAAACTAATGAATTACAGGAATCTATTTTAAATCAAGTTGATTCAATAATGACAGAGTCGTCAGATTTGGATATGAAAAACAAATTAGATGACGTTAAAAAAGAAGTAAATGAAATTTCACCTTCTAGGTACAATTATTACAGATTAACTGAATTAAAAAATGGTA